CGCGAGCGCTGGGTAGCTTCCATGTCTTCTTTGCGCTGGTTCCACAAGCGCTTGATCTCTCTGCCGTTCTCAACGCTGCCAGCCTCAAGGCGGATAAGCCACACCACCACAGCAACAAAGCTGGCGGCGATCGGCCAATAGGGGAGAAGGTTCTGCATCGTCATCGTCTCCTCAGTCTATGGGGTTTGCGGCCAAGCCACATTTTCAGGAAAACCCGCCTGCTCCGGAACTTCCCGCAGAGCTTGCCGATACGTTGCCCACGCCGATCGATCGACGGGCGCGTCTGCGACTTGTGTCCAATCAGAGGCTGCAAGTAGATAGTCACGTTCTGCCCGGATGTCTTGAGCTGTGGGCGGCTCTGGTGCTGGCGGGATAAAATTTACACCATCATACGACCAGCCAATGCCCACCCCGTTTTCGCAGGCGACACTTTCAGGCAATGCCCCCATAATGACGTTTGTGACAATTCCGTCTGTTATGATTGCGCTTTTCATGCAAATAACTCCAAGATTACGATACCTGTTCCGCCATCCCCGCCTGCGGTATTGTTAAAGCCAGCACCACCACCAGAACCTAAAAGACCAACGCCGCCCGCCACAGCAGAGAAGCGTCCAACACCGCCACCAGAAAGAAGACTAGAGCCTCCGTGACCAGAATATGCAACGTCACTTTCAGCTTTCAGCCTATGCCCACCGTGACCACCCGATGCGTTTATGTCACCACCAGAACCTACTCCACCAGTCCCACCGTTATTAGCGCCACCATTTCCGCCAGTTGCAGAGCAGAACGATCCAAAAGAAGATGAACTACCATTAGCACCATTGTTACCGCCAGCAGCACCACCAGCGCCACCAGCGCCAACAGTCACTGTCTCTGATGCAGAAAGGCTGCCCACTAGGATAAACTCCTCTGAGTAGCCACCAGCACCCCCACCGCCCGCAGCAGTAGCATTGGTAGTTGAAGATGGGCCTCGACCACCACCACCACCAGCCTGAACACGAACACGAACAGCGTTTAACCACGGGTATGTTGCTTTGCTGAACGTCCCACTTGCTGTGAATTGGACAGCGCTGACGAATTGGTATGAGGGAACACCAGCAGCAGCCAGTATTCCATTAGGAAACTCAGGCGCACCAGTACCTGCACCATCAGTGATCGTGTCTACTTTAATCTGGCTCATGCTTCCAACCCTCGAACTTCCTCACGCCATACTTGACGCTGGGCAACCACCTCTGGCTTATGTTTATCATAGTCAGACAGGGCCACATAGTCAGTATCCCGCAGTAGCTGCTTGAGTTCAGCAATACGTGCATCCTTAGTGGTTTGTGCTGCCTCAGCGGCTTTCTGTTCGGCGGTCTTTAGTTTGGACAGGTCAATCATTGGGGCAACTCCAGAAGGCCATCTGCAGGGTCAAGCAGGGGGGGTGGGAAACGAGTAGCGTAAGATGCACCTGCGCCATGTGGGAGGATCAGGGTCAAGTGTAGGACACCATCAATGCGCTCTACGTCTGAGGAAAGCCATGCGCAGTCAACTGCATCTCTTGGTAAGGTAGCACCATCAGGGACTACAGAGAAGTCGTAAGCTGTGCCATTGATAGTTAGTATGTCACCAGACTTAATGACTTCCAGAGTATCATCACGGCGTTGTGGGGATAGGGTAATTTTCATTTTGTTCTCCTTTAGAACCATTGTCCAATAGCTGTTAGTCTGTTTGCAACTAGGGTTGCCGAAGTAGTTGCGGAATGATGTCTAAAGTCAACGGTTGTGGTGGTTGGGGTATCGAATGTCAAAATCCTTATATTTGATTCTGCTTGACCACTTACTACAGGGGCCACCAAAAAAGCTACAGGGAAAGTCCATGTAGAGACGGCAGTAGTTCTAAACATGCTTCCAGTAGCTGTTGTGGAGCTTTGGGTTGTCAGAGCGTAATTCCAGCAAATCATTGTCCCATCAGCATATTTCACATACTCGCCATTAACATTTGAGTCGCTATCAATGATAGCCCCAGTGGGTACACCAGCAGACTGACTGACAGTGCCAAGGATATTACCTTGGTTGTAAATCTCACCAGCGGCATCAGGCAGCGTCAGGGTGCGGTTGGTGTTGCTGTTTGGTGCTGCGAGAGTAAAAGTTCCCGTACCACTTGCATTGGGCGTAAGTGCGATGTTGCTCATTTTGTTTTTCCTTTAGAACCACTGTCCAGTAGCTGTTAGTTTGTTTCCAACGAGGGTTCCTGAACTACTTGCGGAATGCTGTCTAAAGTCAACAGTTGTGGTAGATGCGGGATCTATTGTCAGAATCCTTCCAGTCGCGTCTGCTTGACCACTTACTACGGGGTCCACCAAAAAAGTTACAGGGAAAGTCCATGTAGAGACGGTAGCAGTTCTAAACATGTTTCCAGTAGCTGTTGAGGAGGCTTGTGTTGTCAGAGCGTAATTCCAGCAAATCATTGTCCCGTCAGCATATTTCACATACTCGCCATTGGCATTTGATCCACTCTCAATAATAGCACCAGTAGGGACACCAGCAGACTGCGTAACTGTTCCGAGGATATTGCCTCTTGTATAAACAAGTCCATCAGATGCTGTAATGCCAGTTGTTCCGTCGAGTGTAATTGCCATTTTATATCACCACATATCTTGCGCCAGTGCTAACCGTTACGGTCACACCAGAGTTAATTATAATTGGGCCAGTTGACATAGCGTTCTTGGTCGCTGGGATTGTGTAGTTCGTCGTAACGGTTTGTCCGTTCTGAACAAAAACCTCATCAGCCCCGCCGCCAGTGGCCCCGCCGCCAACAGAACCCCACGCCGATCCGTTGTAGCCCTCAAATTTGGCAGCGTCGGAGTTGAAGCGGAAGAAGCCCGCAGACGGGCTGCCATCGCGCTGAGCCTGCGTGCCGGTCGGAATGACGGCAGATCCAGTGTTAGAAGTTTTTGCAACCCGGTTTTCAGCAGATGCAGCCGATGCAGCCGCAGCCGTGGCAGAGCTGGCCGCGTTGGCCGCCGACGTAGCAGCAGCCGATGCAGACGATGAGGCATTGCTGGCTTGGGTCGTAGCGGTCGAGGCCGAAGAGGAAGCCGAGCTGGCCGAGCCAGCCGCAGCCGTGGCAGAGTTGGCTGCGTTGGTGGCCGAGGTTGCCGCCGCAGACGCAGACGATGCAGCGTTAGATTCTGACGTGGCCGCCGAAGCTGCGTCAACAATCAACGCCCACTTGGCCACATCAGCGTTGCTGCTGATCGGCTGAGATCCAGTGGAGGTATGAGCCGTCACGCAGATGTAGATGTTGTAGTTTGACGTGTCCTTGACAATGTCGCGCTGAGCAAAGGCCGTGCTGGTTGCCCAGTTGCCGCGATAGGTGCCAAGCTCCTGGGCAACCGACAACTCGCCGGCGCTGTTGAAAGCAAACACCTTGTTGGCACGGTCAGCAGCCAACACAGTAAATTCGGTCGAGCTGATTGTGTTTGTGCGCGAAGCCTTGATTGCTCGGCCCAGCTCTTCGTCATGCTGCTGGACAATGAACGTCAGCTTGTCCAGGGCGTCTTCCAGCGACTGAGCCGGAAACGGATCGTTCTCAACCAGATCCAGCTCCTGCACTAGATCCTGCTCACGCAGAATGGTCAGCGTCTCACCAGATGCCGGAGCCGTCAGCATGGTGACGTTGCCGCCGCCTGCGTTGCCGACACCACTCACAGTGTAGTGGGTGGTGATCGTCTTGACTGTCTCAACGCCAGTGGCCGAGCGCACGATGACGGTCAGGTCATCTTGGTCAAAGATCTTGAACGAGTAAGCAAAGACAGTGGTCGAGCCATTGCCGTTAAACTGTACTCTACTGGTGCTGCTACTAACGGTCATCGCACACTCCTATTTGCCGGCATATTAGCATGGTTTATTAGGCTAGTCATCCACCTGGTAAGGCGGAACTGATATTTGGAGCGCGAGACGGCGTTGGGTTTCCTGGCGCCCACCAATAATCCTGATCATATTCTCTCTTGTATTTGTTCTGCACAGAACGGAACTTTTGCGAGGCTTTTGGATCTGCATACAGCTGAAGCCGATCGAACAGCATACGCTCAAGCCCAAGACGCATGTACCACAGAGATGCGCCAGGAGTGTAGCGCTGAACAAACTTTACCATCTCAGATGCTGCGTTGGTGTCTTTGCCCGATGCAACCTCCATCAAGTTGCCAAGGGTCAGATTGCGCACATCGTTTGCAAACCCAACGACCGGGCCAGCGATCGTTTGAGCCAAGCCACCGCCAAATCTGTTTACGTCCGAGAACAAGAAATCGCCGTAGATCCCTAGTCCACCACCCTGCAAGAATGCAGCGCCCCAAAACTCAGGTGAATCCATAGGCCGAGGGTCACGCCCCTTTGACATCTCTTTGAGCTGCATTGCTAGGGCACCCATGACCGTAGCAGAGATCAACAGATCCGCGAAGTACACGCCCTTTCCCTTAACGCCGGCTTGGTTCATGCCGCGCATCAGGTGCGTGTTTAGCAGGGTAATGCCGAACCCTTTGTACATTGCAAAAGATCTGGTCAGCTCGCCGGCAATCGTGCCTGGTCTGGTGTCACCAGTTAAAGCAACCCGACCACGAACCGACGTAGATGGCACGGCAAAGTTGGTTTCTGTGTTGATCATCTCCATTAGACGAATGCCGAGCTGGTTGGCCATCTGTGGCGTTAAATCTGTGCGAGACTTCACATCAAGCGGGCGCAGGAACTTGGCGCCTTGCTCGTTGTACAGATCAGTTGCGCGGATCATGTCCCACCGATCAGATCCGATGTCATACCGCTCCAATGTCTTTTTGAGCATTGGCGGAAGATCATCAAACGTCTTGCTTACGCTGTCGGCAAGCGTTCCCATAAATTCCATGCCGAAAGACCAGCGCCCTGCTTGCGTCATTGGCGAAAGCAAAGACGCACGCATCACGAAGTCAGCCACTCGGCGCGTCACCTCAGGGCCGGAGATGTCGCCAACATAGCGCATCTGCGCAGATGCAATGCTGGTCCAACCTTCAGCGATCAGGCCAAGGCGAATTGCCAACTCACCTTTCTCTTTTGCATCCAGCGGATTTAGTAATTTGAGATATTGCCCGAGCATCCTGGTTTGCGGCAGGCCGGCAAAGTTTCGCGCCATGCGTTGAAAGTTGATGTCGGTGATTGCAGCGATTGCCGCAGATCCAAGCTGCGCAGATTGCAGAACCTGGCGGGTTCCTGCAAACGTGGCCGCAAAGAACGAGTTGATCGGTGCGTTTACGTTGCCGGTGATTGCCATGTACAGCTCATCGATCGTCTTCGATGTGCCGCGCGCACGATTGGCCATTGCCGGATCACCGCCGGCTTTCTTGGTCAGCGTCTGCTTGATGAATGTCGCAGTTGCTTTAGGGTTTGGCCCCATGATTTCCATCATGCCGATATCACGCGCCATCATGTCGATGTGAGCAATCATCGTGTCAAAGACATTGGAGTTGCCAAATTTTTCCTGGTACTGCAGCCATGTGTTTGCGTCATTGAATACCAAGAAGCGATGATCTTGGCGACGGTTGGCAATTGATTTTCCAGACGACTGGCCGCCAGGCTTCAGTTTGTTCATGCCATCCGTGCTTATGCTTTCATACACATCACGCAGGGCAAGTTCTAGCTTTTGCGGTGAGAACGGAAGCCCAGTGGTTTCGTCAACCATCTTGTTGGCGTTTAGCCTAGGAGCGATGTAATCGCGCCATTGCGTGTAGCCTGCCTTCATCACTGCAAGCTGATCGTGGACTTGCGGCAAGCCCCAGTCGCTGCGCTTGGGAATGGCGCCGCCGGCCATGTTGAAACGCTTCCTCATTATTTCTGCCGTTTTGTTCCAAGCTTGGGCCAGCTCACTTGCGGAAGCATCGCCGGTCGATTCGCCAAAGATCTCACGCGCAACATTCTTGAGCTTTGCCTTCTGGCGCACCTCACCGATTAGATTGCGGCGGAATTCTGCCAAGAACGACGACATGCCTGAGAAAGCTTCGCTCTTAACTTCCTCAATGCGCTGAGTAACGCTTGAGAATGTGGACAAGGTGTCTTGCTCAAAGATTGCAAGAGCGCCACTGAATGGATCTTTACGGCCAAACCGATCGGTGTAGCCGTCCATGTTTTTGGTGATTTGTTGCCAGGACCGCAATTGCGCAACCTTATTGCGCTTGCGGCGGATAGCCTGCCTGCGCAACGTGTCAAACGTATCCTGACCGGCTTTGGCTTGCGCCGAAGCTTTGTTCATCTTGCCCTGGTATTCGGCGTCCAGCTCGTCAAACAGATCTCGCGCCGTTGTTGCTTGCTCTGGCGTAATCTCGCCCGAAAGCTCGGCATTGTCTATGCAGTTTCTAAAGCTCATATTGGACACCTGCTCAATCTATCGATCATCATATTGTCAGCGTTCAGCTCATCTAGCAACATGCGCGGAGTGATCGTTTCACTGACAATCTCGCCGGTGTCTGGATCGATCCTCTCAGCAGTAGGAAACTCCATGTCCAGCAAAGACTCACCAACTGTCGGGATGTCAATATCTTCTTCCGCAACTGATGACTTGACGCCGACCGTCTCTCTGCCTATATCTTGGTTGGAGGTATCCCCTATGCGACTGTTCAGGTTTGACGTTTCCGAGATCGGAGCCGTCTCAGACAATGGCCTTGCCAAGTTGCTCGTCGGGTCAGATTGGCTGCCGAGCGACCCTTCCAGAGCAATGGCCCTTGAGATATTGGCTGACGAAAGAGCTGTAGAGCTTTCAGCCACAGAGGCTGCAGATGCTTTAGCATCACGCGGCGCACCGACCCCAATCTTCTGAGCGAACGACGGATCAAGCGTAGCTTGCACGTTGCCATACAGCTCAATCATCTTGGCTTCAGCGGCCAGGCGATCTTCGATCGACTGCAGCGGATCGCGCGAGATTTCATATAGCTTGTGGCCGCCGCCGCCTTCGTCGCTCTTGGCGTCACGCATACCAGGCGGCCAGATTTGGATCTCGCCTAGCTGCCCGTCATCAAAGCGCACCATGATCTTGCGGTCGAAGTAGCCAACAGGCGTGACCGACCATCCCTCATCAACTAGGTGAAACTTGGCCGCCAGAGCTGCAACAAAGTTTTCAGCCTCATCAAACGTGCGGGCTGTGATGCCGGTACGGGCGACATCGGCAATCTTGCGATAGTTGCCGGCGTACTTGTCTTCGACTTTTTCTTGCGTCCGCTTGGCCTTCTTGAGAGGTGCCGACTCAAACTCCATGCCAAGGTCGCGTGCGGCTGTTTGCGCCGCATCGTTCAACTCCGCATGGTTGCGAGCCGCCGCCACCATTAGAGTGTCAAGAGTGTCGTATGGCTGTGTGGCCTTCAGATTAGATGCCAGCTCATCAAGCTGGATCTTGCTGAGAGACGGGCCGCTGATGAGGACACGATCGACCCCAGCCACCATAGAGCTGATAGTGGCAGCAACATCGAACTGAGGCGGCAAGAGCGCTTGCATCTCTTGGAAGAAGTCCTGCTCGAAGACACGCGCCTGGTCTTCAGCGCCAGATCCACCTGGATCGTCAAAAGAGTCTAACTGTTCTTGCTCAATGCTATTTCGTACTGAGCGTTCCGGCGCTGCAACATTGATATTGCTTCCTGCATCACTAATCGCTGCGCTGTCATAGTCGCCCGAGTCAATTGCTCGTCTGACAGACTCGACGAAATTTCGAGTAGCCGAGGCGATATTCCCAGTGGATTTTGCGCCTCGAGCGGCGGCGTTGAGCGCATCTGCGATTGCACCTTTTCGGTTGGCTTGGCTTTGGAGGAAGGCAATTGCGGTGCCATCTTCATTAATCCTTTTCTGGTTTGACTCGGTGGCAAGCTGGTTGCCCTCGCCTTCGATCCGAGACTGGTTCTCTACTAGGTTTTTGAACGTAGAAAGATCTTTGCGGAGCTGCTTCTGTGCGCGATCTAGGATCTTAGCCCGTTCTGCAAACAGACTTTCAACCACCATCTCTTCGCCAAACAAGTTTTCCTGCATCTCACGAGAGATCGGTGTCGCCATGACCTGGCGCACGATCGCCTCGGCCTGAAACTCATTGGCAGGATCTGCTTTCGCCAGAACACCCATCGCTGCTGTCTGCATGTCAGGGTCGCTTGATGCCAGCCTTCCAACAATGGCGGCATAGTTTGACGGGACGACCTCATTGCGCACCATGCCCCAGGCCTCATCGCTTAGGTTGGTCAGCTCACGGGCCTGCCGTACAAACGGCGAGCGCGGCGGCAGCTCGGTGACGCGACCAGGCGCCGTGCGCAAGACCTTGGCAGCATCGATTGCCGTTCCGGTGCCTTCAGAGATGTTCTTGAGTGCGGCAATCACCATTGCCTCTTGAGGGCTGACGCCATCAACCTCTCTCAGTTTCATGCCGTACATCACAACATTTTGGCTTGGGTCAGAAGCCTTGATGCGCTTTGCCAGACCAACGCGCTGGTGGCCGTCTGCGATAAACTTACTACCATCAGCGTATTCGTAGATGGTGACGTTTCCCGCTTTGATTGGGTCCCAAGTGGTGACCCCCTGCAGACGTTCGGTCACGCCGAAAGCATCGCCACCAGCCTTGAACTGGAACGTCTCAGCATCGATTTCGATCTCGTCTGGGTTAAACTTGAAGATGACGCCATCAAGGTTGTCGTATGCGTCAATCGATTTGGCTGGGGCTGGTGGCGTCTGAGGCTGGTTCGAGATCGCTGGCGGCTGGTTGGCCTCAACAGCAGCAATTGCATCAGACACGCGTGCCTTATGCTCGGCTTGACCTTTTGCCGAAGAGGTCAGCGGATTTGCCGCTGCAAGATCTTCCGCGTTTTGCGCTTTGAGCAATAGCGTCTCAGCTTCCGGCGACAGCTTGACACCAGACTTGCGCAGGGCTGCAATGCCAGATTTTGCTTGGTTAATAGTGAAGGATACCCCACGATTAGCGCCGGCGATAGCAACCGGGATTGCCGCGCCTCCAACCGCTGCAAGACCAACATTGGTGAAAAAGTCTTCAGACGTGTATTCAAGGCCCAGAGTTGCATACCATTCAGCAATCTCAGGCTGCTGGATGCCTTCGATGGTTGCCCCAATTAGAGCCTCTTGCGTCGCAAGGCTCCACAGGTTTTTGGCAGCGCCGCCAATCAACATAGATTCGAGATTGACGGGATCTACGATCGCAGCCCCCGCTCCACCGACAAACTGCGCCATGTAGTTGCCGGCTCCAGGAGACCGACCAAAAAGCTCATCGGCCTCTTCCATCGTACTTATCGCGTCTTCAATGACACCTTTCCGCAAATTGAAGTCAAACTTCGGATCGGTGATGCGCGTTACAAAATCTGCATCAAACTTGTCCTTGTTATCAGAAACGTATTTCTGAATTTTTCTAAGCTCAAATTTATATCTATCTTCTCGCGTATCGGAACTATGAGGCGCAGATAATATGCCGGTGTCCATATAGATCGCAGGGTTGTAGAAGTCCTCACCCGTTACCGATCGGATTTGCTCGACCACTGGATCTAATGAGCTGCGAAGGCCCGAGATCAAGCCTTGGCGCCCAGTTGCCACACCAGACTTAAAAGCCATAGATAAATTTTCAGACAGCTCACCGATCGGCTTGCCCCTGGTTGGGAACGAACCAATTGCTAGTGGATCTGGCTGGGACGGAATGATCCCCATTATTCAAGCTCCATCAGATCTTCGAAGGTGAACGTGATCGTATCGCCTCTTCCGTCAATCATAACAGCAAACGAATTATCGCCATACTGGCCGTAGGTGAGAGCGTAAACCTGACGCCCTTGCTCGTCTTTGCCAAAGACCATTGCCTTGTACTCATCATCATCAGATGCCTCTGCAAGCATTTCAGATGTATCTGTGTCGATGAGCAAGTCTTTGTTCCAGGGGACAGGACGATAGGCTCCTTTGGTGTCAAGCCTAGACAGTAGGTTTTCTGCGTCATCTGCAGTCATCGTCGGCGGCAACATGGTCTGAATGCCGCGAACCTCTTGAATGCCACCGCGTCCAGTTGCGTTGTTGTAGCCCGTCACAGCCAAGACCGATTTCTGCCAGAGGTCAGGATCAAAATCGACTACACCGCGCCGACTGGCTTCTCCTGTGTAGTGCGCCATAGCCGATTCATTCAATGCGGCGGTGAGTTGCGCGTTCACACTTTCAGGCAAAAACGACAGAGACGACGAAACGATTTCGCGCACGAAAGGCTCAGTCATCTCCGGAGTGGCGCCACCTGGTTTGTTGCCAGCCGCAAGCAACGTAAGGCCGGTGACAACCATCTCAGCCGTAGCCCCCTGGCCGTCGCTCAAAAGACCGGCGACATGCCCCATCGCCGGAACCTTTGGCGCGATCTCAGCAATGACAGAAGGAGCATATCCACCAAAGCTCTGATTGATGTTTGAGATCATCTGAAGCTTTTGCACTGGGGAAGCCGCATTAAAGTTTGCTGCGACCTGATCACGCTCAGCCTGCAGCAAGAAAACAGGTGTTGCGGATGGGATTCCGATCGGCGTTGGGCGGTATAGATCGCGAACCTTCATTGCATCATTGATCCGTGCCTGGGCCAACTCTGGCATAGGCTGAGCAAACGAGGTGTCAATCGGCTGCAATCTGACCTGACCATTTTGGTTGCCCCATGACAAGCCTCCATCCTGAGTGATGGCCTTTTGCATATTGTCCTTGAAGGATCTCAAGAAATCAGTTGCGATTTGCTCGCGGTTTGTATCAAGACCTGCCGCGCCAAATGTTGTGCCGCTTTCCAGATCGGTCAGGATATTCTGTACCTGAAGCGGCGTAGCAATTTTCACTTCGTTGGACAGGTCGCGAAGGAACGAGGCGTCCTGATACTGAGTTTCGACTGCAGCCACCAAGCCAGGATCTATTCCCGCATCCCTAGCGGAACTGATGACAGAGCCGACTTGCGCCCATTCAGCATCTGGAATAGTCCCACCACTTTTAAGGGTAGAGACAGCCGAGGAGATTGATTGTTTGGTTTCTTTGAACGCACCCTGTGTACGAAGCTGAAACTGCTCTTGTTCTAGGGTCGGGCCGTTCACATATTCCGAAAGGCCGTTGACAGTCTTCAGAATAGACACCCGATCAACCGGGTCTAGTTTCTGCATCAGGCTGTAAACATAGAGGCCACGAGCGTCAGGGATCTTTGACGGGTCGTCTGTCTTCAAAGCCTCGTGAAGCCGGCTCGCCGCAGCGATCGACAGATCTTGCTCTTCAATATATTTGATCGCGGCACGGGTCGTGCCGTCTTTAAGGAGGCTATACTCTTGAGCCTTGAGGGCTTCTGGATTGCCAAGGCCGAATTGCTCAAGCCGATTTGTGTCAACTCCTACGCCAGTCAGCACCATGTTCAACATGCCAATGTCTGTTCCATTAGCAATGCTGTCTTCAGCGCTCTTTATCCTTTGCGCACGAGCCTCGCCAATTTGGCGCTCCATCCGCGACTGAATTGAGTCGCGCAGTTGGAAACGCAGCGTCAACTCTTGCTGACTAAAGCGTGAGTTAAAGGCATCTGTCATTGATCGGCTGGACAGATTGTCAGCCAGGCGATCGCGGATGTCTTTGGTTCTGGTGCGCCATGCACCATTTTCATTAATGACATCTTCAAGCCGACCGGTCTTGCTGAAGTCTTCCGCAAGAACGCGCATCTCTTCGTCGGCTGCAAGCATGGCCTCGCTGTACTGGACTTCAGCATCAGCCTTGGCACGCATCAGCGCATACTCACCAACCTGATTGACGGCCTCAGTTAAAACATCGCCCTTGCTCAAAGCAGCCTGGATAAAAGGCGCTGCGTTCATTCGCGCCGTAATGCGTGACCCTGGCGCCTCGCTAGTAGCTTGAGCTTCAGAACGGAAGACTGGAATGCGCATGGATTAGCCCCCAAAAAACTTGTATTCATAGCCAATTTGGGCGGCTTGACCAATGGAACTGATCAAGCTGGCAGTCCCCTGTGCGCGTAGGCCTGCAGCCTGCGCACTGCCTTCCATGCGAGACATCTTCGCATTAAGTCGCGCATTTTCCTGCTGGTCGGTAATCTGCATATTAACGATCTTGCTATTGAACTCGGCCACATCCTGTTCATACTGGAATTCGCGAGCATTCTCACGAAGTATTTGCATCGGAGAGCCTTGCGAGATGTCGATGCCGGCAGAGCCGAAACCGGCACGCACGGAGCCTTGCACATCCCGCTCAAATGATCTCTTGCTGCGCTCAGTTTGGGTTACGAAGTTTGCATTAAAGATCTGGCGCTGGCGTTCAAGCAGATCGATGTCGCGTTCAATGATTTTAGCGTTGAACTCACCAATTTTTTTCGCCTCAGCGGCAGCACGGTCAGAGGCACGTTTTTGCGATGCGCCGCCGAGAAGCGATGCCCCTAGAGAGATTAGCCCGAACAAAGACATCACTCACCTCATTTGTCGAAGGTGTTCAGGCGCGGGAATAGCGCAAGAACCGTTAGTGGAAGCGGCTGAGTTTGCCGTGCATAGATGCGATCGTCATCGTCAAAGCCGCCTTCGAACTCAATATCCTTGTCGCCAGTGAACAGCGGCACAGCCTGGTCCATTGGCATGGAGCTGTCGCGGAAGTAGATACGATTAAGTTTGTCCGAGCCGCTTCCGATCTCAGCGCCGACCGTCTGATGCAGCCGGACCGTAATGGCGTGGATGCGCTTGGGCTTGCCTTGGCTCGTGCCGTCAGAAGATCCGGCCTCTAAGCGCAAGGTCTCCATCACGCTGGTGTAGCCATAGCCGATAGCGGCAACCGTGGTGGAAACATTCAGGCTGACAGCGCCATTAGCCACCGTCTTGTCCTGGTGGCTTGCGCCGTTGGCCAGAATTGACACCGTTTCGCCCTGCAGGTGATGCAGACCAGACAGGCTTGTCACAGAAGTGCCACTGTAGGCCAGGCCACTGTCCACAAAGAAAGCGCCGGTGGTCACGCCGCCAAAGCTGAAAGGCTTCATCAGCTCAATGTAACGCTTGGTCACACCATTGATCGTGCGCTTGACGACCATGTACAGCTCGTCTTCGCCAGAATCGGTCGGCAGCGTGGCAACGCTTTCAACAACCGCTTGGCCACCGCTGAAGGTGCCGCCGATCACATGTTTGTGAAACGCAACCACCTCCTCCTCGCGGCGGTATGTCATACCGACGAGCGTGCCTTCACTCCGCACCATCCAAATGATGCTGTCAGGCTCTTGCTGGTAGGCAAACTGCGTGATGCCAGCCCCAGTGATATGCTCGGCCAAGATCGACATGTCGGGCGCCTGATAGGCATCCGCGTTGACGTCACCAACGTATTTGAATTCTCTGATCTTGCGGCTGCCGCGTTGCAGAAATAGCGTCACGTCGGCAACCTGCACAGGTTCGATCGGTGCCGTGCCGTAGTTTGAGTATTTACGGATCAGTGTCGTGGTCGGTGTCACAGGCCCATCGCTGGTGGCCGTCACGACATATTCTCCGCCAGAGGTGCCAAGGGTCAAAACTCTGGTGGCCGATAGATAGCGGATCGCGTTCACCTGGTTGGAGGCGATTGTGTAGATAAGCGCGTCATCAGCAGCCGTGCCAACCGTGAAGTTCAGATAGTTGCTACTCTTTGAGAACCACAGCGTCTGCGGGTTGTTGTTGGTGTTTCCGAACACCAAGCGTTGCTCAAAAAAGGTCACCACACTAGGGCGGTTGTCTGAGCCACTAAGTGCAGGAGTAGGTGAGCCAATAATCGTTGCAGTGGATAGCGTCCATGCCGCAGATCCAGTGCGCGACAGTACGCGGATGTCATAGCTGGGATGCACGATGTACATCGTGTCAGCCGATTGCGCATACCGCAGTTGGAAAAGATCGGCCTCAACATACGGGGTTGAAATCTGGTAAATTTTGTCAGCCGTTCCGCCCGAGGTAAACGTGGTGAACGATGTCGTGTCGATCGCCGCGCCGAACAGATCGGTCAGCGTAAAGGTGTTGGTTGTCGCATTGGCCACAATGTAATTGCGGTCATTCAACTGCGTCATGCCACCAACGCCAGTAATGTAGATTTCATCGCCATTGCTGAATCCGTGAGAGTTGGAAGTGATCACACCAGGGTTGGCATTCGTCACAGCAGTGATCGTCCTGGCCGAGCCGGTCAGAACCTGCAGTCCATTGCGGTAAACCCGCATGGTTTGTGGCCCAAACTCCAAGATGTAGGTGTCACTGGTCTTGAACTGAAACGGGATCAGGCGAGCCTTGGCTGCGCTGTTCTTGACCTCTCCAAGGAACTCAGTGCCTGGTCGGCGGGTCACGCCACCATGCGGCATGACCACCATGTTCGTCAGCTCTGACAAGCCCTGACGGTATTTCTCAAGAGAGATCTGGCCCTCAAGCCGTGGCGAGATCTCGCCTGCAGTGAATGAACTAAAAGACGGTGCTGAACGAGACATCAGAACCTCGATTCGATAAAGTCACTTGCCTCAAGCTTTTGCGGCGCACCTTCGGTCGCGTCAACAAACCGGGCCTCGCGCAACTTCTCATCGTAAATCGCGGTCACAAGCTGCACAACCGTGGTAGATCCAGTGACAGCATAAGCAATCTCCATCGCCAGACGCGCAGCCAAAGCCTCAACCAAGCTGGCATCGTATTCCTGCGGGTCAATTACCCGCGCAACATATTTGATCCGAGCCGTGCCTTCGTCTGTCAGAAGCTTACGACCCTCAATGACAAACACCGGGCCTCCGCGATTGGAGAACATGTTATCTTGCGGGTAGGACAGCGAGCCATTGCTAAACTCAAGAACCCGCAAGCAGTACGGGTCAGTCGGCAGCGCGTACTGGTAGGAATATCCAAACGTAGGAGCTTGCGTCTCTTGAGCCAGCTCAGCGCGGCGGATTAGGCAATTCCAAGGATGTGAGCGAAAGACAGCATCGCGGGCAGATTCATAGCGCTGGTTGACCAAGCGCCCTGCCTTGCTGTTCTCATCAAGGCTAGAGATGTTTGAACCACCGATCATGTTGAGCGCGTAGTTCGCAATATCAACTGTGCTGGTCATCGGTAGCCCCTTTAAGAGTTAAGGGGGCAGTTGCCTGCCCCCTCAGTTTATCAGTCCACAACGTACAGGATCGTGACTTCAAGCGCGCCAGTGGCGGCAGCGCCGCCGATCGTTGCAGTGATGGTCACGCCATTGGCGTCAGCATCAAGCACCGAACCCGAACCCAGCGCCAAGGTGGCAAGGATGTCGGTTTTTGCCGCAGACGAGGTCGAGGTAGCAGCCAGGTAGGCGGCTGCAGACAAGGCCACTGTGGCATTGGCGGAGCTTTTATACGCTGCGTAGCCGATCGACACGGTGGTCGATGCGCCCAAAGCGGCGTTTGCCATAGAGCCGGTGATCAAGCGCGCGCCGTTAGGCAACACAAAAAGTTCGATCACGTCGGCACTCGGCAAGGCGGCTGCAGTGTACGTTGCGTGAGCAACACGAACACGGCCACCAAGCTCGTTGGCCTTGTTCTTAACGGTCGGGTTTGCACGAGTGTTCGTGCGTTGCGCAGAAAAAACAGTAGCCATTGCTTTTCTCCTTATTCAGTGCAGAGGATTTCAACGACCTTCTTCTCTTCCATGCGGGTGGCGCCAAGCGTCATCGCATAGTAGATCTGGGTCGCATACGACTTGTCGGCACGCTCATCAATACGTGCGGTCGGCTCACGGCCAACAGCCAGCTTGATGCCGTCCATCGCAAAAGCGATGACACGGCGAGCAGACGAACCATCAACACCAAGGCGGTTGGTGACGATAAAGTTGAAACCAACAAAGCTGTTGATTTCGCCCATCGCCAGAGCCTTGACGGTGTTGAAGTCCGACGAGGTAACCGTGGTGCTGTTTAGCAGGTTTGAGATCTGCTTAGGCGAGACCGCGATGTAACGCGGGATCGACGGATCAACGTCACCAGCGTCAAGGATCTCCTTGGCCTGGATCAGTTTTGCCAACGTCAAGCCAGTAGCGCCAGCAGCGATCTGGTTGGTTGCAGTGGCAAATGAGGTTGAGGTGCCGCCGTCTTTGCCGGTCAACGCGGTGCCAAGGGCAGCCGAGATGACCACATCGTCCATTGCACGACCCATAGCTGCAGCAGCAGCACGCGAGTAGGTCGATGTCGGATCGACAAGCAGACGAACCTTGTCCTGATCGTCAATCAGGTCGGCATATTCGAAGTCCGACATGGTGACCATACGACGCGAATGCGGCGTATCAATCAGTGGGGTGTCCGCATGACGCGAGGTGCGCAGGACAGCAGCAGCGCTACCGACCTGATCGAAGAAGGCTTTTTCGCCGTTCACGGTTTCCACGTCTACCGCATTGCGCAGCAGCGAACCCATCTGCTGCGAGAGCATCTGGACGTTCGAGGAAAACTGACTGACGAATGCCGTAGTGATTTGAGTAGACATTTGTCTTCACTCCAACAAAGGTTTCAGGGTGCTACACTCGATTGTCCCATGCGGGGTCGGGCTTACTGCTTGGGCAGTCAATCCGCCTGTCTCACAAGCTTGGCGCGCGGGTCCGAAGATTGTCCGCTGCATCACATATAACCTCTAAGGCGAAGAGCCTCATCGACATACGCACTATGCTCAGGGTGAAATTTATCCCAATATGGGGTGCCTTGTCTAGTGATCTCAGAAATTTTGCTCTGAGCTTCTGTCGGGGTCATCACAAGCTCGCTTGCTTCGCCCAACAATTTGTCTTCGCCGATCTCGCGCGCAAGGCTTGCGAACATCCTCACGATCGCCGGGTGGTCGCCCAGAAGCCGACCATCGGCCAGCTCGACCGTATCAAGCAGCTCGGTGTTTCCCAAAAATGTCACAGCCGCTTTGTGCGCAAGCTGAACCTGCTGTTCAAACGCCTGGCCCCACTCGCGGCGCAACTCCTGCTCGCCCTCAAACCGAGATGACTCCAGGCTCTCTTCCATAGATGCACGCGACTGCGTCACAGTGCCCTCCAAGAAATCAGCAATTCGGCTGGCCTGCCTTCCGTTTAGCCCAGCCTCAAAGGCCGCAGCACGAAACGCCTCAAGCTCAGCATCACGCATGACATCAGAGCCAATTTTTAACTCGTAGCCCTTGGGATTGTCCGGAGCGCCCAACCGCTTGTAAACCTGGCGCCACTCATCATCCGTGGCAGACTTGCCGGGCAGCGGGATCTTGTCCGCGCCAATCATCCGCTGCGCATGGACATAGCTCTTGGCCAGCGAAACAGGGTCAGTAAAATTGCGCAGGCTCGGCTCAGCCCGCAAATCATCTGGCAGGCTGTCAAAAAACCCGACAGGTGCAGCCGGAGCTGCGGTCGCGACTTCTTGAGATCCAGCGTCTTGGGTTGTCTCTTCGCTCATGTGTTTTCCCTAATCCCACCTTCGGAGAGCATCCTAGCGACCAAAAGCACAGCATCACGCTGCCCCTCCTTGAAGGCGGAATAGTGAGGGTCGCCAGGAACAAACGTGCTGGCCTCAAACGCAAACCGCGATTTAAGGTCAGCCAATACCTTTTGGCCGTCTTCGGTGTTAAACGTCCGACGATATGCCAGCTTTAGATCTTCAATCTGCTTCATGCCATACCCCCAGGAAGACCACCAACAGCCTTAACGAGCGGTGCCACGTTCTTGGCCTGCTCGCTCTCCATCATGTCTTGCTGCATCTGCGCTTGCTGTTGCTGCTCCTGCTGAGCCTGCCGGCGAATACGGGCGACCTCTTCATTTGATCGGATAACCCGCGCAGGGATGCCAGTGACCTCAACCAGATACTGCACCAGCTTGTCGGCGTCCAGGTAATCCATCACAGGCGCAATCTCAGCCACCTGCATCATCACCTCAAACCCGCGCAGCATCGACTGCAGATCCGTCAGTCTCTGAGCCTTCGCCAACGGCGACACATACTCAATATCAATGTCCTGACCTTGTAGCTCCTCAGGAGCCGGGGGGAGAAGACCCGCCCTGAGGAGCAGTGCAAAGGCACGAGAGATCAGAGGCTGCAGCAGCTCCGATTGCAATCGGCCCAAAACCGGACCAAGCAACCGCATCTTCTCTTCGTTCCGTTGCAACACTTCGGTTGCCGTCATTGCCGAACCCTGCGCCAACAGCAACTGATCCACATAAAACGCCTGGCGAATAGCCATCCGGCGCTGTTCTTCCATGTTCAAACCCAGCGGATTGTTCGCGCCAATCTGCAAAGGCTCAATCCGATCGCGCGTGCCAGCCCGGTAGAAGTTCAGCGACCCAGGCGTTGTGCGGATTGGCAGCATGAACCCATCATCCGGCGCCATCAAAGGCGGATCTACTTGTTTTTGGGCCGCGCGGATCGTGGTCTCTGACATCTTGTTTAGCATTTTCACGTCAGGAAGCGCCGTCATTGCGGGCGATCGGCCATACGTTGAGACACTGTCCTTCACAAACCGAGGCACCATAAACGGGAATTCGTCAAACCCGCTCTCAGATAACAGCGCCTTGGTTGCTTTGTGGTAATAAACCGACGCAATCGGCTTGTTCTTAGCAACCCTGCCCCTGCCATTGACCTCACCACGCGGGTAAGCCACATGGACAATATCATGCTCCTTGTACGGCTCGTTCTTAACGTCATTCAGCACGCCAGTGGGCAAATTAGCCCCAAACTGCTGCTCCATAGCCCGAGCCGTCATCTTAAACTTGCGATACACCGTATCAACAAAACCCTTCGAATCCTCAGAAATGCAAATCTCGGCAATGTGTCGAGTGCCAAACCGTAGATTAGTGCCGTCAATGTCCAAGTAAATGGCACCCGTGCCAAACACCACCAAGTCATAATACAGCTCATGCACTTCTTGTTGGAAATTCGAACGATGAAACGCCTGGTACATCTGGTCAATGCAGATTTCCAACCACTCATTCGCAGCGTCATTGCCCTGCAAACTAGGGTTACGATACCGCAAGGAAAACCACGGCGCGCTCGGACTTGTCATCATCCCATGCAACGAAGCCGCCAACAGCTCAACCGCGTGAATGGCCGTGCCGTCAAAAATCAACTCAGTGCGCTTATCACCCTGAGTACGCTTCTTCGTGATGTCAGCCTTGCGCGGCAACATGTAATCCGCCAGCTCTTGCCAGTGCTTCTCCCAGTTAGACCGGGCATTCGACAAGTCTTGATAACGACGATCAAGCTTAGCAACCAGCGGATCAACCTGCATCACATACTCCTATAGCTAGACATCAAAGATTGACGCGCACGGTCTTCCTTAGTCTTCTTCTTAACCGCACCGCCCTCCGTCCGGCCAGCCATCCGCTGGTTCAAACGCTCCAGCGGATCTACGTCAACAGAAGCCGACATCCCCTTGGCAACCTGGTTCGATTTCTTTCCCATCAAGCCAGCAATCATCTTGCCGTCCATCATTGGATCAAACCCCCGCCCATCAACGAACGACGACGACGCAACTGACCTTCAGGCTCTTGCTCAGCCAACAAACCCTGCGGACCCGTCAAAATCGTAGACGCACGGCCACCCCGCGTACTCTCAATCGCAGCAGTCTCAACCTCACTGGTTGGCGGAGTAGCCAAATCAACCAACGCCGGCGGGGCCGGCGGGGCCAGAGGCCGCCGCTTTACAGGCATAGGCACAGGTTTCCGCGAATCCGCCGCCGGAGGATTATCGCGATTACTCCGTTTGCGATTGTTCTTACTGCTTTCAATGCGCTCCTGCTCCTCACGTTGCTTTCTCTTTTCCCGCGTCGCTGCAGTGCGATCTTCATAGTCCTTAATCTCAGACTTAGTATATCCTGCGCGTGAAAGGTTTGAAGACTGCCTCTTACTTGAGCCAAGCCCCGCAGAAGATCCCATCTTGAGATCTCGCACAATGTTGCGCAGAACGTCACCAAAACCTATAGCCATCCCATCACCTCATGTCGCAAACGGATCGTAATCCATCTCCGCCTGCCGTTGTGGGGCCTTCAACATAGGCCCAGCCTCTCTATACCCAACCGCAAAGTACCGAAACGCATCAGACGCATGACTCGTCCAATCATGCACAGGACTCGCCCGAAAACTCCGCGTCCGCTCATTGTAAGCCCGATGATACGACCGCAATGCCTCCAAACCAACATTACACCGATCTCTGTCAAACCACAACCGTGGGATCAACATCTGAGCCGCATGAATGCCATCCTCAATCGGCAACCTCGGAACAACCCGAAAGTTCAGCCCCAAGTCCCAGGCAACCTCACGCCTACTCTTCCCACTTCCCAATTCCCTAACCTCTATATCATGCGGCGCATTATGTGTCCCATACAAATATCCACGCTTGTTCAACACCTCACAATAATGCGGCAGACCCTCATTCCGAGCCTCATAAAAATCAACCACATGCACAGCCCGACCAACCGTCTGCGTAAACCAAATCGCCGTGCTATCCCCAACCCCCAAATCCCACCACGTATCAACCCTGTGGGCCGGGTCATACGGAACCTTGCAAATCCGACCACCAGCCTGCGCAGCCTCCAACTCCTTCCCGTAAATCGAACCAGGAATGTTCGCATTCCAACTGCACTCAAACTCCTGCTGATACTGGTCGTCCGTCATCGTCTGCTGAGCCGCCGACAATTCCTCATCGTCCAAAATGCCCGTCTCGCTCGCCCTGTTTACAACGCACAGCCAATCCTCATTGCCACTCGCCTGCTCATACAAATCATAAAAAGCATTGTGACCCTTCGGCGTGCCAACAAACACAGCCCAACCCCTCCGATCCGATAGCGCTGGGCGGATAACCTCGGGGAAAACATTCTCAGGCATCTGCGCAACCTCGTCCATCACGCAGCCGTCCAAGTAAATACCACGCAAGCTGTCAGGGTTTTCAGCGCCGAGCAAACTAATCCGCCCGCCAGTCGGCAAGTCACACCGCAATTCCGTCTCGTGAAACTTCACACCAGGTATCGCACCAGCAAACTGCTTCAAATAATCCCACGCCACGTTCTTCGCCTGCCGATACGTTGGTGCCATATACGCATACCGGGGATTCGGCTTCTGCGACATGATCGCATCTCGCAGAATGTGATTGATTGCCCAAACCGTCTTGCCGAATCGGCGATGACACACAACCACACCCCACCGCTTGGAATCCATTTGCGCGTGCAACTCACGCTGCAGTGGACGAGGAGAGTACGGAATTACAATGTTTTGGTTCTTGGAAGACATGGCAACCTCAGTGCGTGGATGTTTCGTAGACCCGTTGTATAGCAGGAGCGGGCGGCGGGCGATCTGGCGGGGGGTGGGGGGTGCCGGCCTTTGAATTTGCGACCATCGCGGCGGCCAAGGCACTGATAATACAAAGCGAATCGGAAGCATGGCGCCAAGCAGCAAGCCACCAAGTAGCCTAGCCATCCAGGCCGCCTTGCCGTTGAGCTGGCGCGACGGTCACGACGGACGCGAACTGCGCCCCATTGCAAGCCATTGATATTGCACCAAATCATTATCCGATAATCCCCATTATGTAATGTATGGCAGCACAGTTCCCGCGCGTGGTTCGGCAGACGCTGTGCTTATCGGACCGGTCATTCACCTGCCTTCGCATCAACCGCTTGGTCTCCCTTCGCCCAGCTAATAGTGATCGACTGCTGCGCAGGTGCATCCTCTTTGCGATCTCTGATGCCATGCGGTTGGCTGCGTGCCAGGGTCCAGCGCAGCGTTTCGATCTCCAGCTTGCGGCGTTGGATCTCGGCACCTAACCAGCGCCCATCGCATGGCGTTCCGTCTTCGTGTGTCTTTGGCAGCTCGGCCATTGCGAGCTTGTTGATGCGGTCGCTGTGCCACTCGGCCTGCATGATCCTGCCTTGGCGGTAGATCTCAAACATGTTTTCGTCGCGTGCGACGGCTGATGTGATGGCGCGATAGGATGGCATGTGCGGATCTTCTACGATCTGCAGTAGGTTTTCGCCCATTGCCATGCGCTCAGCGACTTCGGTCATGATGGCCTTGGTGACTTTGACCTGATGGCCTTTATTGTTTCCGCCCATTGCGTCCTCCTTGGTGCTTATTCGATACTACATCATTCTGCCCAGCAACCCAAGTGTTTGGTGTAACTTCACCCAATGTCATCATTTGGATGTGTACTTGATGCTCAGGGTTTGGGTTCAGGTATGACTGATGCTCTGGATGTAGGCACCATCTAGTGACCAGGCCGGTGGTTGGATGGCCTAGTTTTTGAGCCATGTCGGCGTATGTGAGGTCTTTGGCTATTCGCCATGCTTCAAGTTTGTTCATCTTCCAGCTCCATCATGAGTGCGAGGTACGCGATGGCATCGATGATGCTATCTTTGTGGTGTGATTTTGCGAGGCGTGCAAGCTTCAGTTCGACCATGATTTGCGCTGCCTGCTGTTTGGTGATTGGAGCTTTGACGATTTGGCTGATGCGCTGTGCGAAGCGCTCGAAGTTAGTGTGCGGCGATCCATAGGATTCTTGCCTTGGGCCATTGATGAGGATTGACGCCTGCTCTAGCGCGGCTTGCGCTTTAGAAAGGTACTTCATTTTCCAGCTCCTTATTTCTGATTTCTATAACTTCTGCACCTGGGAATGCAGCTTTGGCTGCATCTATCATTTCTTTGGAGAGGCTGCATCTGTACATTGTGAGGGCCAAGACCATCTCGCGCTCGGTGATCAGCTCCAATTTTGGATACGCCTCCTGCGCCCTCTGCCAAGCCCTAGAATCGCGCATCAAGCCGAAGCTACCCCCATCTGCCTCAACGACCCACACCTGCGCTGTGGGCGGCTCTCCGTGAGTCTGCGAGGCAATCTGATCCATAGCCTGCATCCCTCTAATGCAGACCGATGCTCTGATGCTCACCTCATCTGAATCTTGTGCGTCGATGGCTGCGTTAAGCTTGGCCATTGCTGACCCATACTTTGCCGCGACATCTGTTGGCACCAGCTCGACGAGCCGATCGATGCCCCATTTGTGATCCATGTCACGGGCGATCTTATCAAACGGTGCGAGTGCGTAGTCACATTTGATTTGGGTTGCTGATGCGCCTGGATGAATGATCCGATCCGATTTTCTCTCACGCCTTGGCTTCTGCGGCCTTCTGTATGTCACGATGTCTCTCCTCTGGACTTCCTCACCTCACCACCTCACTCACCTTCCTCACCTCCTCACCTTCCTCACCCCTATATAGGGGGGGTGAGGAGGTAAGGTTCAGGTGGTATTCTTCCTCACCTTTCCTCACCTTTTCCTCACCTAAAAACAACAGGTGAGGATGCATATTTGTCACGCTTTCCCGTCTCACAAACCTACCTCATCGCGATTGATCCATGTGCCTACGACCACTACTGAGATTTCTCGTCCTTGCCGGGGGTCTGTTATCTTATCGACCCGCAGCACGTCCGTCTTGATCCACTGCTTGATGATCAGCGCCACGCGGCCCTTGCCTGCCTTCTCTGTGGTGTCGATGCCGAGCATTTCGCCAACCAGATGCCCGACCCACGCCTTGGCTTGACTGCTTTCTCTGAGCGCATCTGTCTCGGCTGCCTTTCCAATGGCACGCTGGCACTTCATTGCGGCCTCTGCTGTCACGCCTTCGAATGCGTCGGGCAGCGTGACCGGCACAACGACTGCGATATACTCGCCGTTGGCGATCTGCACGCCGATGGTTTGCATGTATGTGGCCTTGTCTGAGGGCGCTGCGAGGTTGGCCTTGGCATCGTCTATGCGAAACAGGCCTTTGGCTGCATCGCCTTCGAGGCCGAGCTTTTCGGCGGCTTCTTCGCTGACCTTGTTGAGTACTCGTGCTGCTCGGGCTGCGCCGATGAGGGCGTTGGCGCCGCGCACGCTGTCCACTGTTGCATCATCTCCGTTGCCTTTGCGGATGTGGTGGACTGGGTGGACGGATGCGCCTGTCTCTCTGGCCAGCCTGCGCAGCATGGCGACCACCACTTGCACGGCCATGTTGCTGTTCTCATTGACCATGTGAGCCGAGATCAAAGGGTCTATCAGGATGACCCCTATGCCCAAGGCCTTGACTTTGTTGATCATGTAGTTCAGCAGCGCCTCGTTCTCTGTCACGCCGTCTCTTGTTTCGGCGGCCAGGGTGATGCGGATGTCATCTTCCCCGTCGAGGAAAAGCCAGCCTGCAAGATCCTGGTGCGCGATGTTGTAGTGCTGCATGACAGCTGCCAGGCGCAGGAGGCTTTCGCTGCGCGGGTCTTCGAGGTTGACCATCCAAACCTTTGTGCGCTCGTGAACGTCTTGATTAAGCAGCTTACGGCCTGTGGCTATGGCAACGGCTTCGACCATTGTAAGACTGGTTTTTCCGATGCCGCCGGCTGATGCTGTAAGGCTGACGTATCCTCTGATGTATGTTCGACCATAGATCCACTGTCTGCGCGGCAGGGTGAGCGGGTTGAACTCTTCGATTGGGGTTGGCCAAGTTGCCTGGTCGGCCTGTGTCGCTGGTGCGGGCGCGTCAAAGCTTTGGGCTGGCACTTGCTCGGCCATCTTTTGATGGACGGGATCGGGCTGCGGTGTCCAACCCTTGG